AGGTGTCTCTTCGTACTGTTCCATAACCTGTTCTGTAATACCAGGAGGACCTCTAAAGTCTCTAGTAGGCCAAGCACTGTTACCAACAATATCTAGGTACTGAGATGCAAGTCTTGATTCTGCTCTAAGCATATCAAAGTTACCATGCAGTATTCCTCTGTAGAGTTTTTCGGGATCATACCCGTCACTCATAAGACCTGTGTGGGGCCAGTACATTGTAAAAGGCAAAGTCTTGTAGCCGTGTCGCTTCGGCTCTAATGCGAATTTGCCCTCAGCCATGTAACATACTTGACTGTGAGTCCAGGTTTCCACAAATTCCACTGTTCCTTCTACAGGTCCATCCCATGACGGAAAGTGAGCTTTTACCCATGATGCATCAATTTCGTAAAAGTGCATCACCCATCGTGGGTTCTGTATATTGTTGATATCCCAAACCATCATCTTGGGATTTACGCAAGTTGAGGTTATAGGCCAGTTTATATTTCTTCTGTTAAGTACATCTTGTAGTTGCTCTTGATAATTACCAATGTCACCATCTTCTGGTGGCTCAGGAAACTCTTCCCATCTGTTGGCTGCAAATTCAGTCTTTTCAAAGGCAACTCCATAAAGTGCCATGTGTTTTGCTGTTTCTCTTCTTGTTGGTGAGAACTGCTCAAGCATATGATTCGCACCCCTGAGAAACTTCTCAAGCAGTTCTGCTCTTGCACTTCCTTTAGGACCTGGTGGTGGTACTGATATATCTAAAAATTGTGGTGTGACGTGAGCAACAAGTGTGTTGATTGTTGAACTTGCAGTTCCAAGTCTTATCTGTGAACCTGTCTCTGGAACTGAAAAATCAAAGTTTGATAAATAAAAATCTTCGGCTTCTTCGCAGTTGTCGTAGAATGTGTCAAATTTTCTTCTTCCGCTTTCAAGAGTATTCTCTACCCACTCAATAGTAAGTAAAGGCTCTTCTAACGGATTAGCACCCTCTCGTGCTATCTCTTCTTCAGGGTTGACACTGCTGCCAGAACCTGAACCATAACTCATTGTCATAAGGCTTTAGTTCCTTCTTCTTCCATGGCAAGGAGTTTTCTCTCTTCTCTCCACCTCAAGATCCTCGATCCCTTGCTTCTGTAGTTGCTATTTAGAGGTTTAATACCTCGTTTTGATCTAGGAGCTGTAAGTAGTTCCATGACTTCTTGTGCAGGATCGCAAGCCATTAAAGCTAAACATTCTGCATCAACCCAGTCATCCCTACCTCCAGACACCGAATAGAACTGGTGACCTCGATTTGCCGTTTCCCTATGAGCAATATCTTCTAACTGACTTATTAGTTTACCCCAACTCTGTGGAAATGCAACAGTCTCTTTTTCAAGTGACAATGCATAATCTAAGAACAACTGATACTTTTTACTTGGTGTGAAGTTGTATCCTATTACAGGAATAGAATGTTCAAGTAATTCACGATACAGCACGTCTTCTCCCAGCTTACCACCCAGTCCTGTTGAGTCCATGTAGACCTCTTCTATGTTCCATCTAATAGCTTCATTCTTGATTGTTTCTACCTGAAGTGACCAATCAGTCTTCATAAGTTCTATTGCAAATACGGATGTTCTTGTCATTCTATCTTTGATTACCATGACTGTTGGATCATTGGCTCTACCTAAGTCAAGACCTGCAACATAACTTGCTTCTTCAAGTGGCTGCATAAGTTCGTAGGCATCTTTGGTGTATGCCTTTGTTATATTTCTAAAAAAGTTACCTGCTCCCTCTGGTTGTTTTGCCATATAGAATCTTTCCCATATACCCTCAGTAAGAGATCCTTTCTCTTCTTCAATCTCAAGTCTGTCATCTTCTGTCAGGTAGGGGTTGTCAAAGGTGGATGCGTGAAAAGCCTGTCTTCTTGTAGAAGGAGTTTCCTTTGCAATCTTAAAGTTCCTTGCAAACCAATGCTGAGAACTCTCTGGAGGAACACCCTCAACAATGGCCCTACCCAATCTTCCAGGAGAGTTAAGTGTAGGTCTGACCTTGTTCCACGCAGCTTCTTTGATGTCTTGGGATTCTGCCATGTGTAGAAAATCAAGACCTACAGTCTGTAATCCTTCAGGGTTGTCAGCAGACTTAAGTTCCCAAAATACAGATTGTCTCCATCTGTTGGGTAACCAGTTGCCTTTCTCATCTTTTAAATCTAACCACACATGAAGGTCATCTTGTTTAAATCCACCACCTCTACCACCAGCTTGTGCTTTGGTTCTTGTTTTACGAACTATGTGTTTCGGAATAAAGGCCTGCATCTCATTCCATACCTGCATCATCTGTGCTCTTGTAGGTGCAACAGTCCAAATATGAATAGGAGGTACAAGTCCTGCTTGTTCTGCGGTTAACTTTTCTTTCTTACCTGGAAACTGTACAGGGTTTATTGATGCTTCTCTGATTTGTCGTAATGCTTCCTGTAGAGCAGATCTAGTTTTACCTGCTCGTCTTCCAGCCTGTACAAATTTAATTTTAGCTTTTGACTCGTGCATTTCCTTTTGCCAAGGATACGCTTCATATAGGTTAGCCATGTCTTACTCCATTTTTTTTTATGTGATAGTAGTGATGTTTCTTACATAATCCATTTGCAAATATCTCGTTTGTGCACTGGATAGTAATTATCCTCTTATATGTTTTACCACATCTCATAATTCAGGAAGCCCATCTCCTGAGTAATCAACTTCTGGTACATGACCATTGTCTTGCACTATGCCAGGTTGTCTTTCGTCTTCCAAAAAGTATTTTATCTCTGGCCTTGAAGAGACAGGCTCCATGTGTTCTAAATATCCGTTAGCCATCATCTTAAGTGCAAAATTTACACCAGCACTTCCTTGAGCCTTTGCTCTTTCTAAATGCATAAAACTAAGAACGGCTGATTCGTGAGCATACACAGTATCTAGATGTGACTTCTTAATATATGTTTTCTTTGATCCAGGAAAGATAGGGTAGGAGTCCGTATCTCTGTATTGAGCAAGTTTTAATCTAAATGTTTGGTCTTCTTCTATCTTGTCTAATAGTTTCTTTTTATTCCACCCGAACTCTTCACACATCTCTTCTATACCTTGATCACTAGATCCAAAGACGGGGAGTAGTACATAGACTTGTTTAAGCTGCCTAGTCCATTTCTTCCATTCGGGTATAGCCTTCAATACTCGTCTCTCTATTTCAGAGACTCCTGAACTACTTTTTGCAAGCATATTTTGTATAGCCATCTGCCCTCCAGAGCTTAGACGTAATGGTCGCTCTTGACCATTTATTAATCATCAGTATACTATTTTTTACATCTAATGTAACCGCACAGTAACGAAGTAGGTGAGTCAGGTCACCCAAAAAAGACCAAGACCTACAGGGTTACTTTCACTGGTGGGGATAGCTCCGCTGCCAGGATTATACAAGGGGTATAGGGACGGGAATACCAATGCTTGTATTAATCAGAAAAGTTAGCGATTTTAGGTATATATATAAGGGGTGGCCTATATCTAAAAATAGTATTTCAACGCTCTATATACCTCATATACATACTATGTATGGCAGTCGGTCTATCGGCGGTAGTTTGCAACCTAGTTAAACAACATAAATATATATAATTTAAGTATAAATAATATCTATATGTTAAGTTTAATTAATCGTAAACCTACAATAAACAACAACACTGTAGTAACTAGATCACCGATATATTTTCCCCTTAAATATCCCACTTCTCATAGAGTAGCCTTGTACCTGTTGGAGATGGTTATAAGAAAATATCAAAAAAAATAAAAAAATCCTTCTTTATAAATAACAGCAGGGGAGAACCTTTTGAAACGCTCCCCTATCACTCCCCTATTAATAAAATTTAAGCCCGTTCTATACCCAAAAAATAGCCAATAAATAGTTAATAATTTTCACCATGTAAAAAAATAGTTAGCAGCCAAAATATAAACAACTCCCCTATTCTTCCAAACCTAAAAACATAATTTTAAAAAATAAAGTTGCAATTAATTTATTTACGGTGATAGTATGGATTATAACAACACATAAACAAGCCATTAAAGGGGTTAAAAAAATGAATACATTTTGGATTCAAGAAAATAAACATGATGCAATTGGCAAACTGATTGCTGAAATAATACGAAAAAACGAAAAACACAATTTACAGCAACTGATTAGGCTGGCTGCTCATCTTGGCGGCTTAACAGGTCAGAAGGTTGCTAATACATACTTGTTCTTTAGAATGATTGATTTTGATCTTTATTTTTTGGGACAAGGTAGAGTTTATAAGCACGTTCAAAATGATACAGATTTTTTTGAATGGGCTGAAAATATAGGGAATGATTTACATAACAGTTACGCTCAAAATGTGCATAGAATAGTTTTTGAAAATAACTTAGAAGGGGCTTAAACTCCCCTTCTGGCTCTGATTGGTCGGATAATGTGTATTATCCCTGATGAGTTCAAAAGAACGAAACCAGCAGCAAACAAACAATACATTAAAAAGAAGGTTAAAGATGAAAAAATTAATTAAAAAAATTTATTTCTACTTATATTGTAAGTATGTAGATATTAAAGTTAATATTGAGCATTATTCTGAATGTAAAAAAATTATAAAAAATAAAGAATATACTTCGTCCTACTTTGAACCATGCTGTAATAAAACCGCTAAATTATATGTAGAATTTAACAAGCAAACAAACAATTAAAAAAATGGAGGTAAAAAAAATGGATAATGAAATAATAAAAATCATTATTAAACCGACTGAATCGGACCAAATTAACGAAATACTTTACAAATAATTAAATGGATTGGTATAATCCATAAATACAAACAATTTGATGGAGGTTAAAAACATCATGAACACACAAAAATTATTGATCTTTGGAAAAGACAATAAAAAACTAGAAAAAATAAATGATTGGTATTATGACCAGCACGACCACGAAGCAAAGATTTCAAGCTTTTCATTGCCCGCTGGCTATAGTTGCCCTGCCGCTAAGGATTGCCAAGCGTTTTTTAATCCGAAGACTAGAAAAATTTTGGATGGTAAAAATCAAAAATATCGCTGCTACGCTGCAAGCGATGAACGATACGAAGCGGTTAGAAATAAAGTATGGCACAACTTTGATTTATTAAAACCAATTAGAAACAATAAACAAGCAATGTTTAACTTGCTTAATGATTCAATCAAGGCTAATAAACACACATACAGAAGCCAGATAATCAGGCTATCAGTTCACGGGGATTTGTTTACATATGAATACCTTGAAGCTTGGATCAAAATAGCCAAGCTGTACCCGAAAAAAATTATTTATGGGTATACTAAATCGCTGCACTTCCTTAAAAAGTACATTGATGAAAATGGATCATTGCCCGTAAACTTCCGAATGGTCGCAAGTCAGGGCGGGAAGTATGATCACCTATTAAAACACTTCAAAAGAGTGGCTAATGTGGTGTTTAATGAATCTGATGCTATATATCCAATTGATAGCGATGAACGATACGCTCTGAATGAAACACCGCAGCCGTTCAGTTTATTGATTCACGGCAATCAGAAGGCGGGAAGCGATGCAATGCAAGCAATTATAAAAATTAGAAAAGAGAAGGCGGCACTATGATAGATCCAAATAAATTGAAGAAGGGCGTTAGGGGTGTTTTGAAAAATGGTAGTAGATTTATTTTTCAAGATAATAGGCGGGGCAATATTAGACTTGTTCAAGTTGAAGGGGTGATGACTGTTGAAATTGGCAGCATCTATTTAAAAGATATTGATTATGTTGAAATTGGAGGGGATGCGGTAAAGATTGATTTATCAAGATATGAAAAAATCAATAAAACAATTAAAAATTTAGGATTATAGGGAGGTCCAAGAATGAAAAAATACGGCTGCAATAATTGTACAATAATTGAGCATCCTTCAGGCAATCAGGAAGTTTTAAAATATTGTAATGATTGTTTTATAAAATTTAAAAATGATCACATTCAATTTATAAAAGTGAAGGGTTAAGCGATGAATAGAGCTTAAATATTATGGACCAAACAAACAATAAAAAATTAATTCATGGAGGTTAAAAATCATGAAACACGGAATACCAAAAAAAGATAAAATGTACTTAGTAAAAAAAGTATATGTTGGCTGGGATTTAGTTCCCGCAAACTCTAAAAAAGAAGCTAAAGAAATTATTAGTGATTCTAATTCCTACATCAAAGAAATTTTTGATGATGGTGAAATAGAAAAGGTTCACCTAACTTATGAAGATGTAGGCTGGATCAAAATAAAAGTAAAAAAGATGATGTCTAAAATGCATCGTGCAATTCAGAAACAGGTGCAGCTTCCTGATTCTCAGTATAGAAAAAAATTGCCAACAAGTTATGAAGTAACAAAAAGTATTGGTGCATGGGTTAGTATAAAAAATAGCGTAGTGGGTGAAGTTGATATAGAAGCTTCCGACAGGCTTAATGAACATTCTATAGACACCACAAACATTAATTAGTGTAACTGATGACGGCTAATGCTAGAAACTCCCTGATATTTCGGGGAGTCTTACACAAACAATAAATGGAGGTCTTATGACTAAAAAGATAAAAGATTGGAATGTAAGTTTTAAAATTACATTTGAAGATGAAAGTGAATATTCATTTGATGAAATTGATGTTTCATTAGATGATGAACCAAAATTATTAAACATAATAGAAAAACATATTGGCGATTTTGGGCTAACAAAGGAGCAAAAAATAGAAAAAGCTATTGAAGAATTTGAAGATGAAGATGAGGAATACTATACAGTTGATTTTGGCTCAAGCTACATCAGTAAAAGTGATTATTGGAAGATAGAAAATGGCGAGTACAAAGGTGGCTGGGATCAATGGATTAAAGATAATCCACCTGAACTAGATCAGGTATTAACTGAAGACGGAGATTATCCAGAGGAAGGACAACGATAATGAAAACTTATGCAGTATACCAAACAAATGTTTGTGACAACGATTGTTGTTATGAAGAAAACAAAAATCATATAGACGAGGAAAGTAGAGAAATACTTATTGAATTGACACCAAAAAATTTAGAGTATTTAAAAACTATGAATTGGCACATTAACCATGATGATAATGATGAATTAGGCACAGACATAAAAGAATATGAAGATATTTTTTATATTGAAGAAAGAGAGGAGAAAGAATGAATATAAAGAAAAAATATAAATGCACAGAATGTGGTAGTAAAAATGTATTTTACTCAATCATTGTGGATCAAAAAGAAAATCAATTTGGTGGAGTTGATTTAGGGTATTGTTATGACTGCCCAGATGATATTTCAAATGAAAAACTTTTAGAGGAGCAAGAATGATTAGCACTTGTACAGATTGTAAGACAGATATGGATATAGATTGTCTTAGGGGTGGGCTTGATGATATTGATTATAACAAAATTA